GCGTCCGCTGGAATTCCGCAGCGGCTTCGGTCACAAGGCTTTGCAACAGTTCCGGCGGAACCTCCGCGCCCTTGAATTCCGCCGCCAAGCGGTCTCCTATCGTTCCGGTCAGCGCCTTCACCACGCCCGCCGACACGATTGGCGGGGCGGCCTTTCTCCCGGCGTTTGGGTTCTCTTTGAGAAATTGTTGCTTCAACAGTTCTGTTTCGTTGACGGACGTTTGCCGCCCCCCGGCTGCCTCGTCGGAGATACGCTGCTTCTCCAACTCAGTGATGGAGGCCAGTTCGCTGTTTGCCATGCTCTGGTCGTTGACCATGCCTTGGCGGGTCTGTGCGTCCGCTTCGGCCTGTGCCTGCCCCGGCTGCGTCTGGCCGTAGTTGTCCACCACACCGGTGCCGAGGAAAACCTGGGCCATGTTGTCGGGGGTTTCAAACTGCGGATTGATCAACGTCGAGTAGCCCGCAACCGTTCCGGGGTCGTTCAGGTCGATGCCCGCCGAGCCGAGCGCGCCGATAAGGGCTTTTCGGCCTTCGGGCGTGGCGGGGTCGATGCCCGTCAGTGCCCCGGCAAGGCCCATTAAATTGTCGTGAGTTTGCTGCTCGCGTCCGTCCGCGTTGCGGGTCGTGTCCGCCACGGCGTTGGCCTGCCCTGCCTGCGCCCCGTAGAGGTTCGCCTGCTGGTCGTACATGCCTGACCCGGCGCGCGCCCGGTAGTCGCCTGCCACTGCGTTGGCTTGGCCGGATTGCGCCTCCATAAGCGCCCGCTTGCCGCGCGCAAGATCGGCTTCGATCATGCCCCCGGCGTTCGGGGCGAAGATTTGGGCGAGTGCTTGGAACCCTTCGCGGATGCCGTTGCTACCTGTATTCATGGAAGATTGCATCTGTTTGCCTCACATTACGCGCATAGGTGGACGAAGGGACGAGGACGGGGCGAGCGCCGAGCCCCCCATGGAGCCGCCGAAAAGGCCGGGGCCTGCCATGCCTAAAAATGAGCCAGCGCCGCCAAGCAAGTCGGCCAACATGTTGTCGCCGCGTGTGACTTGGGCCGGGGCAATGTTCTGCTCTTGATTGCCCACGCCAAGGGAGCCGCGTCGCAGCCCGCCGATGGTGGAGAGGGCGTCCGCGCTGTTGCCGAACGTAAGGGCGCGGTTTCCGGACGTGGTGGCGTATGAGGACAGGTTGGCCAGCGCGGCGATGCGCTCGCGGCTTTTCGAGGCTGCTTCGTTTGTGCGCCGGGCTGCGTCCTGCCGGACGTCCGCGCTCGCAGTAGAAGTCAGCGCCGGTTGGTTCAGCGCGTCCGGGCGAGTGGATAGCGCCGAGATGAAGTCGTCCGCTGCGGTGTTCCGCTCCGTGTCGTAGTTCTCACGCGTGACGGCGTCCTCGGTGCCCCGGTACGTCGTTTCCGCTTCGTCCTGAAAGCCTTTCTGCCGGGTGATTTCAGCCTCGCGCGCCTGCTGCGAAATGTCGAAGGCGCTCTTGTTGGCTTGGTTCTGCGCGTTCACGTAGTTCTTGTTTGTCTTGGCGGTGCCGACGGCTCCCGCAGTGGAGAGGACGAGAGAGCCGATAGTGATGGGGTCACACATGATGTTATCCTTAGTTCACGATCCGGGTGGAACCGGAGGTCGAGGTCCCGGTGCTGCCGGAGCGGTAGCGATCCCAAAGCGCGTCCTGCTGTTGGCCGTACCGAACCGCGCCGATGCCTTGGCCCACGCCGGAGAAGATATCTCCGAGGGGGTTGTAGCGCGGCTGTTCTTGGAACAAGCGTTGAGAGGCGGCGTTGGCTTCGTTGGCCGCGCGCGCACTGTCGCCGGTGGCGTTGAGTTGAGACACGAGAGTGGACCGTTCGCCCTGCACACGTCCGCGCAAGTTGTTGGTCGCGGCTGTTGCTTCGGATACCACTCCGGCGCGGGCGTCGTCGTACTGGCCTCCGAGGTCGCCGCGTCCGTCTGCGGCCATGGACGAATTTAGCGTCCCGGCGCGGGCCAGCGCGTAGGTGAGTTGGTCGTTCGCTTTGCCAAACTGGTCGTCGAGTTGGGGCTGATAGTAGTCCATATAGGACCCCTTAAAGCCGTCATAGAACCCGTTATCGAATTGCGAAAAGTTGCTGTCAATCCGCTCGGTGCCTTCGCGGATGCGCCCTTGCCGGGCTTCTTCCTCCCGGCGCGCGCGGGCGCTGTCCTCAAGCATCTGGTCTTGGTAGCTGGTGTCAACTTCTGGGCTAGAACCACACATGGCTTAGGTCCACTTCTGGTTTCGGCACCCTATCGCAGTTCAGCGGACACGTTGCTGTTGCTCTGGGTCGTCCGGCGCTGGTCGATTTTGTCGATCACGCCTTTTGTCGTTTCTCGCGTCCATACGTAGTTTACAAAATCTTCGCCGTTTTTGCCCCAATTGTCCAATTTTTCTTTCGGTTTTGCTCCAAGAAATTCCAACCACTTACGTGCGTCCTCGTGCGTGGCCAGCGACATGGCGTCCACGCGCGCGGCTCCGGAGTTGTAGAGGGCGGGCAGCATGAACCGGCGGACATGGCGCGTCAACAGGCCGATGGCTTCGGGCCACCGTGCCGTGCCGAAGGCCCACGCAGACCACACGTTTGGCCAGCGCGGGTGCGCGCCGATAACAGCTATCGGTTCGCCGTCGTCGGCGACGGCACACCACTGGAACGGGCCGGTGGATAGTGTGTCGTGGGCAAGCTTGTCCGTGTCCTCGCCATACCGGGTGGCGAAGATTTCCTCCCGGTCGCGCGGACGCATGTTGCGGGCGATGTGCGTGACGTCGGCCAGTGTGTGCGTTGTGATTAGCCGAGGCACTAGGATTTTTCCCCGGACTTGTAATGCAGCGCCATGGACGAGATTACCGCCGGGCCGCTTTCCACAGAAACCATCCGGGCTTGAATGTGCGTGCTGCGCATGTCCAGCGGTACGCGACCAAGCGCCCACGTGGGATTGGATACGCGGGCAACCTTGAGCCACGATGGCGTGGATAGCGACACGTTGATGTAGACGTCCCACACGCCGGAGCAGGTAACGTCCAAACCCGTCCACGCTTTCGAAGCGGCAGGATCGCCCGCGTCGAGGAAGGCGGTCTCCACCGTGGCCACAGTGTCGTCATAGCTGTTTTCTGCCGCGCCGGACGCGCTGGTGGCCAGATACGGGTTGACGTCCTCTGCGGGTGTTGCGCCGTACAGGAACAGTTGGTCGCCGGAGCGGAGTGCAACTCGGGCGTTGGCCTTGGTGGCCGCGTCGATTGTGTAGGGGAATTCGAACCGGGACCACGCCGCGATTTTGGTGGACGGGAACGTGGATAGCACGAACGCCTCGTTCTCCCAAATAAGCCAGAAACGGCCAGATAAGGGGTCAACTAGGGCCCGGATTTTCAGGGCAATTTCGTCCGTGAGCAGGCCGCGCTTGGCGGCAATCAGAACGTCAATGGGAGACCCGACGTCGTTCAAGGTCGCGGACGTGCTGCTGTCTCGGGCGCGCAGGCTACGGATGCCGGTGTTAGATAGGAACAGCACGTCGCCGTTGGAGGCTCGGGCAAGCCCGTGCGGGGCCAACAGCCCGGTGTTGCCGAGGACTTGCACCTGTTGGTTCAGGTCGGGGTCAGGGTCCATCGCCCAAACCTGAACGGCGGACTGTCCAAACAACGCAACGCTGGAGTAATACTGTTCGATGCCGACCAGTTCCTCCCCTGCGCTGTCTTGGATCGTAACGTCGATAATGCCAGCGCCTGCGCCTGCACCTGCGCCCCAATCGGTTGCGTCCGCCACCGCGCTGAAACGCAGGTTCGGGCCGTCGGTGGCGTATAGTTTGGATTTGTGCGCGTAAACCGTCGTGCCTTGCGCGCCGGGGTCGGTGACTTCCACGTTGTTGTAGAAGTGGCGGACGCTGTCGTCGGTCATGCGCACAATCACGTAGTGAACCGCGCCAAAAAACTGCGCGTCCAGAACGTCCACAACGGTCTCCGCGTCGGAGGGGAACAGCCGGTGGTATCGGACGTAAGGAGGCAACAGTGGCTCGACAAGCGCGGGGTCCGCGTCACCGAACACGACGAGGCGGTAGCCGTTGAAGGACAGACCGTGCGTTAGCCCGGCGGGGAGCGTCCCTACGTCCGTGAAAAGTTGGCGTTTCTCGATTTCGCCGCCCGCCGATACAACGGCGTTCGTCATCGTCCGCAGCGAGCCGGGGGTGGCCGCGACGGGTGACTTGCGGAGGTCAATCCCCTGCGCGAAGTCATCTAGCATAATGTAGGGCATGACCTAGTCCTCAGTCGTGGCGGAAACGCTGGCCACGATTAGCCGGGCGGTTGCCTTTCGGGTACATACTGACCGGGCGGTTGTCCGGTTCAGACTGGTTGCGGCGTAAGTTGTCGTAACGCGCGAGAGCCTTTTGCAGCTTCATGCTTGCATCCTCTGCCTCTTGACCGGCTAGGATTTCAGCGGCGGCGTGCAGGACCACAACCGGGCCGTCGATGGTGGAGTAGTCCGTGTCTGGGTCGATCAACGGGTATAGCGCCCGCTTGCCTTCGAACCGGAGGGTGGCGTCGTTGGCCGGGAGTGGCCAGATTTCAAACATGTTGTTTTCGATGCGCTCCGCGCCGGACGCGAGATAGTGCGCCCACCGCTGGATATGTTCTTCGCGGGTTCCCGCGTTACTGTCCGTGCGGTTGTGTTCCGTGGCACGGATGCCGTAGCCGAGCAGGTCCCATTGCGTTTCTCCGGCGTTGCGGACGTGGACGTTGGACGTGCCTTCGTACATGATTGTGTCCGGGTAGGTCGCGTAACGCTGCCCGGCGGTGATTTCCACGTCGGCGGAAATGGCGAGCATCGGCCAATCAAAAGACATATAGACTTCTTCTTGGACGCGTTGGAGCAACGAGGTGTGCTGCTCCAACAAGTGGGTGGCGTGGGCCACGTCCTGAGAGATGCGCGCTTCGTGGCGCAGCATCGTCAGCATTTCGTTCAAGGACATGATCCGCACGGGGGCCGCTCCTGTTAGTGGGGAAGTTGGTCAATCGCCGGGAGGGCGGTCTTGGCCGGTTCTTTGGCCGGTTCTTTTTTCTTCGCGGCTTTGCTCCGGACCAAGGCTTTCGCTTCGGCGGCGGCTTCGGTCACGGCCTTTACTTCTTCCAGCGTCGGGATGCTGTCGTCCCGGACAGGGAGGGACGCGCGCCCGGCAAGCGCAGGGAAGTGCGATTTAACGGCACGTCCATATTTCAGTGAGAGGCGTTCCAGTTCTTCTTCATGGAGGCGGTCAGGGGTCTCGCCGACTTCAACCATTGTGTGGACCGCGTCCACGCCGCCGTGGATGGCTTGCAGTACCAGCGCCTCTGGGTAGGTCACGGGGTTTTCGGCTCCGCGATACACCACGTTCTGAGGGGAACCGGCAAGGTTGATGTAGCACGAGAGTAATTGAAATTTAGCCACAGGGTTTTCTCCGTTGGGTGGGAACGCCGCCCCGGATGGTCCGGGGCGGCGAGGTGCCTATTTAGGCAATGTCGATCACGAGACCGGAGTTGAGTTGCGTGGCAACCATCTGTCCGGTGGAAGTGATAGAGCGATACAGCACGAACTTATCGTGCGGACGCGCAGGGTTGTGGACCTTGCGCCATTCGGCTTCCATTTTCTCAAGGAAAATGTGGCGCTTGTCGAACCAGTAGCCGCGCTTGGCGAGGCCGAGGTCGTCCAAGGTCGGGTCGTACTGGATCGTGGTGCCGTCAAACAGCACTGGACCCATTACGCCGTCTTGGCTGCCTTTGAAGCCCCGGTCCGAGTAGTTGCCGTTGGCGCGGATTTCACGCTCGTAAGCGTCAATGAAGTCCGAGCCCGCCAAGAACGTGTCGGGCTTGCCGCCAAACTTCGTCAACTGACGGCGTTCCCGCTGCAACTCTTGGATCAGCGCGCCGCCGTTCGCCGGGTCGGACGTGACTTCGTCGCCGCCGTGGACCGAGAGAGCGGGCGTAACGCCAACTGCCACGCCGAAGGCTGCGGTCCGTGCGCGGTTGCGCAGGTACGCGTTTGCCGCCGTGGCGCGGTTCTTACCGCCGACGGTGCCGAGCGCCGGGTTGGCCACAAGGAAGTGGGTCAGCCCGTGCAGCGCCAGCGCGTCCGCCGTGCCGTCACCCCAATAGAGGTCGTTGGCAGAGCGGGCGTAGCGTTCGCCGAAGTCGAACAGCTTGTTTTCCCACATGTTGATCAGCGCGGTCTTTTCGCGTCCGGAGTGGTTGGACGAGCCGCCCATTTCGTTGGTTACGCTGATACCGTCGTGCTTCAACTCGGTGTGCGTGACCGAGATACCAATGTGCATCTCTTTCCAGTCGAAAGACAGGCGGTCAAGGTTGGCCGGATTGAAGAACGTCACGGTGTCGTCGTACTCGTAACCGGCGAGGCTGTCGTCAGTGCCTCCGGCCCCATACGCACCCTGAACGGCCACGCTGATTGCGCCTTTACCGCCGGGGAAGGTTTTGGAGCCGCTGTCCATGATGTTGACAAGCGGGCGGTCTTGGAGGGACTGCTGGAAGGCAGTGCCTTTGTTGAGGTAGAAGTCCAACGCCGAGTTGGCGATGAAGTCCATTTGTGCTACCGTCAGGGCCATGATCTGAAACTTTCAAGTGTAGAGGTCAGCCGCCCAAGGCTTGATTGATAACGTCCTCGAGGGACGTTGGGACGGGCTGGACCCCGGAACGTCGGGGAGCCGCGTTGCCTGCCGTGGTGGGTGCGGGCCGTGTCGCTTTGCGGGCGGCTGCCTTTGGACGGAGCATTTGATTGACTTCGGCGTAGGCGGCTTTTGCCTGCGTCAAAGCTTGCTCTGGTGTCTTGGGCAGTCCCTGTTCGGCAACTATTGCCTGCGCCACCCGGCGCATCGCGGCGGTTTTTTCGCCGAAGTCGGGGTCAGCCACTTGGATTTCGTTGAACCAAGTGTTGATGGCGGACGCGATATTCCGTTGCTGTTGAGCGCCTTGCGACTGCTGCACCTGTTGACGATTTCGCTCCAGCCGGTCGGTGGCAAGCTGTTCGTTGTAACGCGAACGGGCTACCATCTGGGCCGCTTCTGTCGTCATGTCGCCCGTTTCCACCTGTTCTTGCAGGTCTTGCGGGACGGCTTGTCCGGTGGCTTCAAGGGCCATTTGAACAAGCGGTGCAATCCGATCTAGGAAGCCTTGCAACCGTTGTGGATCGCCGGATTTCAGGTCCGCGCCCACTTTGAACAAGTCCGCGACTTCTGCATCATGCAGGTTGTTCTCGGACATGTACGTCCGCACCGCTTTGTAGTTGTTGGCTTCGCTCTTGAAGTTTGCCGCTTCGTCACGGGCTTCTCTGCGTTGGGCCAGCAATTTGCTGATGCGTCCACGGGCCTTTCGGCCCATCTGGTTGAGTTCTTCTTCGGAAGGATCGTCGTCGGGGGTCTCGCCAGCTTCGGGTTCCGCTTCGTCCGGGGCTTCGTCCGCTTCCGCGTCCTCTGCCTCGCCATCGGCTTCGCCTTCATTGGCTGGTGTCCCATCACCTTCCTCGCCGTCAGCGTCCGCATCATCGTCAGTCTCGCCGTCCGTTTTCGGGGCGCTGTCGATGGCTTCGTCTGTCGGGGCGGCTTCGAAGGCCCGTTCGATGGCGTCAGCCATAGACTTGGGTTCTTCTATTCCTTCCGGTTGGTGGTCACTTTCGCCGCTGGACGTGAGCGGAGTTTGATCGTCCGGGGTAGTTTCGGCAGAACCTGCAACCATGGGTGTGTCGGTCGCAGTCTGTTCGCCGTCTTTGTCTCGCGATGGAGGCATGTATTCGCACCCTTGTGAATTCTGATGCGGCAACATTGTCTGTTTTGTAGGTTTCAAGCAAACTGCAAATTAGGGTATGCCCCTAATTTCGTTGGCAAATCTGACAGACCCGTCAGATAAAGTTAGAAGTTTGACGGGTCTGTCTAAGGATCACATTCCTACTGAGCCGGGAGGGGGCGGCGGCGCGCCTTCCGGGGGCCGTGCTGCGGAGTTAACCTGTTGGGGTTGTGTGGACGGAGCGTTGTTGCCGCCCTGCCCTCCCTGTGCGCGAGGGTCCGTGGCGGGACCGCCAGCGCCAGCTTGCTCCGGACCGGCTGCCTGCTTGGCCGCGTTCATCATTTGGATTGACGGCATACCTGCGGCGAAGGCGTCCGCCAAGTCCAACCGGTCGTCCATGCGGCGCAACATTTCCTTGGCCATCCACTCGGGGGAGATGCCGGGGATTTGCATAAGCATGGGGAAGATCGCCTGCGCGTTCTGTATGTCCTGCGCCTTGTTCGGGCGGCCAGTGGACGCCGCTTCGATTTCCAGCATGATTTCCAGCGCCACGTTCTCGCGGTCCAGTTCGGGCCACACTGCGCCGGGGCCAAGTACCTTTTTCACCTTCTCGGCGCTGCACTCCAAGAGCAGAACCTGCCCGGAGGCCCGCGCCAACTCGGTTAGGAATTCATCCAGATCATCGACTACGGACGCCACGGACGTGGACCGGGAGCCCTCCGCGATTGCGGCTTCGGTTGCCGTGGAGCCGGACGTGCCGCCGAGGTTGGCTTCCTGTTGTCCGAGCGCCCGCAGGTAGTCCTCGAACACGGGTGACGGGTCGTACACCGAGGGGTCGATGGAGGGCCCGGAGTGCGATTGCAGCAAGTCGCTGATTTTCTCGCCGGGTTGCATCCCTGTGATTTCAACAACGGCGTGTGCTTCGGCTTCCGTTATCTTGGCCTTGTCGTCCTCACTCAGCCGCCCGGAGGCCATGTAGGTGCGCGGGCGCGCAGCCACGCGGTGTTCGCGCAGGCCCTGCCGGGTGCGGTTTAGTTCCCTCTGCATGTCGCGCATGAGCCGGGCGTCCGACATTGGGATCACGGTGTCGTCGTCGTAGACCTCGTTGATCACGAAAGGGAACCACGGGAAGAACCGCTCCAAGTAGATATCCGGGGCCGCAGGCTCCACGAGAAAGTCGGGGTATCCGTCGCAGACAACATACACCATGCCGTCGGTGCGGGAGTACACCTCCCACAAACAATGGTACGTGTCGCCCTTCTTGTCTTTCACGCTGTCCGTCGGGCTATAGGCGTGGTGCCGTGTCCGGCGGTACGCTCGGGCCGTGGCGGCTTCCTCGTCGGACACTCCGGGGGCGCTGCTACTTACGTCCACGCCGTAGACTTCCTTGATCCGGTCGGCGGACAGGAAGTATTCTTCGGCCACCCACTGAGCGCCGACGAAGCCGCGAAGCTGTTTGATGTCCGGGTCCATGATGATCGCCGTGCTGTCGGGAAAGTTGTAGGTCAGGCCCTCGCGGATGATGACTTGTTCGGTCTGAGACAGATCGGCCAGAAGCAACCGGAGTTGTTCTTCCTCCGCGCTGCCCTCTAGGATTTCCCCGTCCGCCATGTCCGCAGAAAGACGCTCCATCGCGGACAACTGCTGCTCCGTGGTTTCGATGCGGCGGTCCACGTCCGGGTGTTTACCCATGATGCGCTCGTATCCAAGCTTGGTGTAGCCCACGCCGGTGGTCAGCGCGCGGCGGACCGTGCCTTTCATTTGGACCTTGAACGGGATCGGCTGTTCGTCAATCTCGTGTTCGTACATTAGTTCCAGCGTGCGGGCCATTTTGTCCAGCATCTGGTTTTGCGCCATGGTTTGTTGCGCGTCTTGCAACACCGCCATGGCTTGCATGTTCATGGGGTCCATGCTGACCGCTTCCATTGCGGCGGATATGGACTGGCCGGAGCCGTCCCACACCGTGGAGAGCAACCGGGGCTTGCGCTTGGCCACCACTTTGGGGTTCTTGCCGTAGATCGAAGCCGTGCGGCTGATAACGTGGCGCAACGTGATGTTGGCGACATACCGATCTTCCGGCGTTTCGGTAAACTGCGCGGCGTCCGCTGCCGACTGGCCCGTCGCCCACTGCGCTCCGGCAGTGAACCGCATGTCCTCTATCATCCGCTTGAACGCCGTGTCGTGCCAGAACGATCTAGCGCGGCGGACACGGTCCGCCCACGCGTTCACTAGTTCGGCGCGGCCCGCTTCGGGCTCCGGGGTCTCGCGGCTGATGATCGCGGATTGGTCCACTGCGGTGCCCATTGTGCTTTGAAATTCGTTTTCCATGCTACCAACCTTCTCTGGATGCTCGGATTTTATGCGCCCGTTCGGCGGCGCGGGTCTCTGCGAACAAGTGTCGGAACGTGCCGGGCGCGCCCCTTTGGCGAATGTTGGTCAAGTCGGACGAGCCAACTTGCTGGTTCATTCCGATGCCGATGTATGCCAGCGCGTCCACGAAGTCGTCGTGCGCGCCGTGGGGGAATTTTAAAATTTGGTCTTTCGCTTCCGGCCACCAAGGGGCGAAGCTTGGGAAGTACACCTTGCCCATGGCCATCCGGCCTTGGATCGACTGCGCGCGGGTCTGCTTGTCCGCGATAGGGGTGATTTCGATGATTGCCGCGTAGGTCTGTTCTTCGCTCATGCGCTTGCGCAGGAACGGGCCGATGGATTTGGTGATGTGTCCGCGTTCGGCCCACCAAAATTGCGGATGGTGCTGTTGCATTAGGGAGAGCATCTTTTCGACGGCGACGTCCGCCGTGAATTGGCCCCACTGGACAGTCGGCAGAACGTAGATGTTGTTTTCCGGGTCCACGCCGACGGGGATCATCGCCGTCTTGTCTCGGTCCTGCTTAATGGACACGGCGTGGTCGGACGCCACGTAGTACCGCAGGTTGGAGGGCAACTCGTCCTGCTTGTAGGTCTTGACCCATGACGCTTGGAAGAACGAGCCTTCGCCTGCGGAGGGTCGGCCTTGGTACAAGGCTTGAAAGCCTCTGGCGTCCATGCGTTGTTGGCGCAGAAGAAACTCCCGGCTGAACCGTTCGGGCCAAAGAGCCTCGCCGGTCTTGCGGCCCAGAATATCGTTTTCGAGCGCAAGCGCCGGGAGGTCGATAACTTCCCACTCAGCGGCTTCGTCCTTGTTGTAGAACGGGTTCATTGGGTCCGTCAGGCGTCCGACGAGATCATCTTCGTGCCATCGCGTCTGGATTAGCATGATCCACGCGTCGTCCGTCATGAGGCGGGTGCCGATAACTTGGCTAAACCACTCCCAAAGCTGGTCGCGGATAAGTTTGCTGTCCGCCTCTTTCCGGTCTTTGATGGGGTCGTCGATGATAAGGCCGTGGCCGCCACGTCCGGTGATCGAACCGCCGCGCCCCACGAACGCCAACAGGCCCCCTTCGACGGTCTCCAGCCGCTGGACGGACGCGGACCCGTCTTTGAGCGTGTGCTTTGGGAACACGAGTTGGTGTTCCGGGGATAGGATGTAATCTCTGACGGCGCGGCCCACGTCGCCCGCGTAGTTCTCGTTATACGTGCCGAAGATGAGAGACAACTCGGGGTTGTGTCCGGACCAGTACGCCGCGAATTTCTTGGAGGCCAACTCGGTTTTGCCGTGGCGCGGCCCCATGTTTACGATGACGCGTTTTGTTTTTCCCGCCAAGAGGCTTTCAAGTTTCTGCGCGAGCAACACGTGGTGCCTCCCGGTGATGTACCGGGATTTCGGGACCGGGCTGTGGTCCTTGGGGTCGGGCATGGTGAAGCGGACGTATTGCAGCAAGTCGCCTTGCGCCTTGTCCGCCGCCAGAAGCCGTCTGAGGATATCTTCTTGAATGGTCATTCGCACTCACGCTCAAAAGTCAGGTTCGTCTTGTAGTCGCGGCGCAGGTTCCAAGGCGCGTTTTTGGCCCGCCAATCGACTTCCTCTTGGGTGAAGCGCCGGGGTTCTTCGACGTCGCAGAATAGCGCCTCAGTAGACGGAGCCGTCACCGGGGGTTGAGGGGAGCAGCCAGCGAGGATCAGGGACGCGGCTAAGATCAGGTAAGTCGTCAACTGTTGCATCGCTTTGCGCATCCTCTTTGGTGTTTGCGGCGCGGGCCTGCCAAGCCATGAGCGCCAGTTCCTGCCGGGTGATTTTCGCCCGGAGGTCTTGGTTGGTCTTGTAGATGACGAAAACCCCGCCTGCGGACGTGATGGACACGATGACGGACCCGAGCAGGAGGTAGCCTCGTAGCGCCCCAAAAAGTGTCATGGCTTGTACTCCCTCCAAGACAGTTGCCAGTGCGGGCCGTCTTTGAATGTTTTCCAGTCACCGCCCCATTCAATCTTGACGTTCTCGGCGGCTGCGGCTTCCTTCACGTATGCCGCGAGAATGTAGAACAGCGGCCAATCCCACCGGATGCTTCCGGCGACATAGGGCGCGATATCCACGGCGTGGCCGGTGAGGTGACGGCTGTTCAGCGTCGTGGTCGCGCCTGCGGCCAGCAGTTTCTTTTGCCGGGCCAACGTGCGGACGCCTTCAACGATTGAGAAGTCCACCGTGGAGATTTCGAGGGCGTGGCGCATGACACAAATCAGGTCCGTGTGGACGCCCTCCAGTCGGCGCTCGCTGAGTTTGCCGAAGCGAAAGTCTTTGGTCATGGGCGAACCCCCGGTGCGTCCGTGTCGGCGTGAGGCACGAACAAGGTTGAGTGGGTGAGCCACGGCAGGAAACTTGCTGTATGGCAGTCGTGGACGGCGTAGGCGGACGCGTTGGCGAAGAACTCGTCTCGCGTCATGGTCATAATCCACGGACCCACGTCGATCTTGCCGGGGTCATAGTTGTGCCTGCGCGCCGTGGAGGACGCAGTGACCGGGATCGTGCGTCCGCCGGAGGTGGCGTAGCGCCATTCCACGTGGTCAATGGCGCAGTCCCGGTATTTCTCCACCGTGCCGGAAACGAGGACTTTACCTTCGATGGTCTCGGTCACGCGGAGGTCGATGAGCGCGGACACGACAGGCCACGTCCGGCCCTCGAAACGGGGGATGGTCTCCAACACAAGCGACGGCCAGAAAAACAGCAGGACCAATGTCAGCCAGCCGTAGCGCATGATTGTGGACCAAAGCTTGTTGCCGTGTGTTCTCACTTCTTGCCCCCCGGAGGTGCGTCGTCCTTGGCGTTGCGGAACCAATTGATGATGCTGCCGGGGCTTTCGCCGTTCTGGGCCTTAAGGATGATAGAGCGCAGCGTATGCTCGCCGGTCAGGGCCATAAAGGCCGCGATGGCGTAGGCCGCGCTTTCGCTCTGGATATCGAACCACTCCAGCACCAGCGGTGTCATGGCTACTGCCGCGAGGACGGAGCCTGTCGCGGTCGCGGCAACACCTAATTTGGTTAGGCGTTCGGACGTCGTTATCTTGAAAACGATGGCCAGCCCAACGATTATCCAAAACTCTAAGGCTTGGTTAAAAAGTTTCATATGTCAGTACCACTTTCCTACGGCGTGGAGGGACACCGTTACGGATGCGGTGCTTGCGCTTGTTCCTGTCCGCCAAGCCATGAGGCTCGTGACTGCGGTTGCGCTAAAGGATTGACAGGATGCGTGCACCAGCCGGGCCACGTCGGCCGCGGTGTTTACGCGGGGTGAGATTGAGAGCGCAGCGATGGACGAGAATGGCTCTGCCCACGTGTGGCTTGCCACTGCGGTTCGGTTCGGGTCCACGAACGTGCCGGTGCCGAGGGCCGTCGGGTCTCCGAGGGAGACGTCCGCCCATTGTTCCATGGTCCCGTCCGCGTATTTGATCCAGCGGTTGGGCGATGTGCCGCCGCTTTCGATGATCGCCCCCGTGGGGGTTCCGCCAGACTGGCTAACTGTGCCGACGGGGCGGCCAATAGGCGTGCGGACGCCGCTCTGATCGCCGACAGACCAACCAATGCTCGGCTCGAAAATGAGGGCGCGGGTGTAGTCCATGAGGCCCGAACCGGCGGGGCCGACGAGGGAGATGACCCCGGTCCCCGAGGTGTTCGTGACTTGCATCGCGTCGCCGCCGTCGAGGCTGTCTTTCGGGTGGACAGCCACCGCCCCCGCAGAGGTCTTGGTCAGAACGCCGGGCTGGGCGAAAGACAGCAATCCACGTGCGTAGCTTGTCGCGCCGGTGGTTGGGCTCGAACGCAGGTTGCCGCTTGCGACGTACCCACGAGAGTTTGCCGCCGCCCACGTGCCGGTGCCTTCGAAGGTAAACTCGTCGCCGGAGGCAACGGCGATGTTTTCACTGAACAGGTTGTTCGTTATCACGAAACCATCCAGTGTTCTGGACACGGCGGTTGTGTAGAAGCGGACATAGCTGTCCATCTGCACGTCCGCCGGGGCGAGGACGATGAACGTGTTGTTTGCGAACAGGGACGCCGCTTCGCCGAAGCCTTGATCGACGTCCCAATGGACTACGCCGTTGTCGATGTAGTTGTTTGTTATCACTGAGTTTTTGGTTCTGAGGCACATGCTGATTGCCTCTTTCCCGACGGGCGTGGCCTTGGCTGGCGTGCCCTCGTCAGTGCTGCCGTTGAACGGGTGGTTGCCGATTATCTGCATTTTGCTGCCCCACGCCCGGATCGGGACGAGGCAGTAGAACGGCGTGTTGTTGACAATGCGGCTGTCCGTGGTGCGGACGTCGATCAGGCAGGCGGTGCGCTCGTTCCAGTCGTCGAAGTTGGTCTCGTTGAAACTGTACTGGCACCAGCGGTTGTCGGCGATGGTGAGGTCGCCGTTCTGAGACCCCTTCGCGTAGACGCCAAACTCTTTGGGGGCGTGGCCGTAGGTGTTCCAGATGCCGCAGCGGTGTTTTGTGTCCTCAAACTCCACGAAGCCGTTGGCGACGTGGTTGCCTTCAAAGGCCATGTCGCGGAAACGAACGCTAGTGGCCCGGTCGGAGCCGACCTTGTTGACCTTGAACATTGGGTTGCCGTAGCCGTAGTCCGACCGGCGTTCGTCCTCCACGCCGGGCGCTCCCGCCACCCAACTTGCGGACGCGAGGGCAACGACACGCATGTCGCAAATGTCGATAAACTTGTAGCCCGACATGTCGATTGTGTCTGATATGGCGATATCTTCACTCAGGCCGGTCACGGTGGCTTGCGCCGCTTGGGCGGGCCACTGCTCTTCCGTGAGACTGAGGGAATTGGCGTAGGTCGTGGCGCGCTGGAGGGGGGTCGTCATGTCCGTGACGCCGGGGAAGGTGTTCTGGCCGAAGTGCTGGACGGCGATGAAGGGGTCGGCGGGCGACCACTTGCTGGAGCCCGCCGTCGTCATGGCTGTGCCTGCGGCGTCGCGCTTCAAATTCAAGATCACGCCGTTGGCGGCGTGGAACCGGAGGCGGGTCACGCTGCCGGAGATGGTGGCTGCCTCTGCGGTCGCATAGTCGGCGTAAGTGGGGTCCGTGGCGGGACCGGCAGGGCCGGTGTCTCCCGTCAGGCCGGTGGGGCCTGTGGGCCCGGTGGGTCCGGACAGTCCGGTGGGGCCTGTGGGTCCGGTTGGGCCTGCGGGTCCGGTTGGGCCTGCGGGTCCGCGAAGTGAACCGAGGTAGTCGTAGGACGCCGGGGCGTCGGCGATGGTTGCTTGCAGCAACATGAGGTCCGTGCCGGTGTCGTGGATCACGTAGTCGCCCACGCGGAGGGTGGCGGGCGGCGCAGCTTCGGGGTCGTCGGCGGTGAAAAGGAGGCGGGTGCCCGCCTCACCTGTCTGGCCGGTGAGTTGCAGTCCGGGGGTCCAGTCGCCGGGGGTGGCGCTGGCCTTGTAGTAAATCTGGCCGGTTTCGACGTCCAAGAACGAGAAGAACGCCGCTTCACTGTCGTAGGTGGTGCGGTCCGCCGTCAGACCTTCGGCGTCCGCCGTCAAAGATTGGCCGTCGTCGCCCCGGATGGACTGGAGGTCCGGGGGTAGGATCAACCATTCCTCCCTGATCCGACCGTCTGGGTCGATGGTTTGCCGAATAAAATCAATGACGTTGCCGAGGGTTGTCCACACCCGGTTCAGTTCGTTGTCAATCTGGGTGCCCTCGTGGGGCTGCGCTGGCTTTGTCTCAGAGAAGCTTCGGAACGAATACTGCCTTTGGGACTTTACAGGGACCGGTTCTGTCATGAGGTTCTCGCAAGGAAAGGTTGTCCTGTTTGTAGGCTGTTTAACCTACAAAAGTAAGACAAAATTACGAAAACAGCGGTTTAGACGAGATCGTCAAAAAGTCTGTACAACACGCGCTTGGTATGTCGGGGCAATAGGAATATTGCGCGGCCCGGCGGGGGAGGCCGGGGGGTCGGGGTCGGCGTCCGGGGTCGGCGTCCGGACGTGGCCATGGACGCCGCGTCCTCCGTGTGCCTCACGCCCTGCGCCCTGCGTCCTGCACCATCACCCCCTTTGCAGGGGAGCGCTCGACCCTTTGCCCCGTGTGCTTTGGGCGTGGTGCATCCAGCATATGCCGGATCAAGCGCCGGATCTGGCTGCCACGATGGCTGCGAGGGCGTCCTCCATCTGGCTGCGCGACATCTCCTTGACTGGCGTCGTGAGGTCTTGAGGCTCGCGCTGGTTGCGACCAAGCATCTGCGTCATCTCTGCCAGTGTCCGCGCGGCTTGCGCCTTTGCTGCGGCTGGTGCGTCGCCGTCTTGCATGATGGCGCGCAGTGTTTTCCTGACTAATTCGCTGTCCGACAGTTCAACATCTTGCATCTCTTTCTCCTTTTGAGCGCGTGGCCGCATCCTACAATGTCGGCTGGCTGACTGTACATCGGCACTTACGATAACCTACTTGCCCATTGTCACCGCATCCGCCGCATCTGCGGACGCCAGGCGCACCAAACAACCTGGCGCGAGATCCGGGCTGCGGACGTGGGGCGCAACAAAAAAGCCCGGTCCGCTGTTGTGGCGGGCCGGGCTTCATTTCGCTTGGTGGCGTTATATCGCTGCGCAGATTGCTTCGACCAGTGCGAAGGCTGCTGCGCTTGCGAGCAACAGCCTGACCGCTTGTGCGGGCCTATTGCGCCCCATCACCTGCCAGCACCTGACGCCTTGCCGCTGGCCAGCAATACTTGCGCCACCATCTCGGGCAACCGGGCGACGTCTGTACAGTTCACGGAAAAGGACGGGCCGAAAAGATCCACTATGGCGCTACAATTCAGCGCCACCGCGACATGCTCCACGCCTGACCGGCGGGCGCGTGCAAGCTGCTGTTGGGTCGCTGTTGGGTCGTGGGGGTCTCCGTCACACAACCAGACGCACACCCGGCGCTCGGTCCTGCGTGCCGCAAGTTGCCGGGTGGCCCATTTAACCTCTGCCGCCATTGGCGTCCCGCCTCTGGGCTGCAATTCGCCGCATGTCCGGACGAGATCCAGCACACCTCTGTCACTTCCAAAGCGCTTCACCTGCGTGATTGTCTCAGGAATGTCGCTGCCTGCAAACATAGCGAGCGCGCTCTCTGCGCCTGCTCGTTTCAGCGCGGGCATCATCGCCTCTAACATCGCGATGGACGCCGCCCACAAATTTGTCTGCCCTTGGCCAATGGCGGTCTCGTCAAACATACTGCTGGACGCGTCCAGCATGATCTGGACCGCCGTTGTCACGCCGGGGGTCAGTTCTCGTGTGGTGTACAGATCCCGGCATCCGGCCAAGGCGCGAGGCATCGCTCGGGCGTCCAGTCGGCCAGCCAAGTTGCGCCGTGTGATTTGAAGCTGCTCCACGCTACGCAGTCCGCGCCGGAACGCGTCCGCCATTTGGCGCGCTGGCATCGCGCGCTTGGCCTCCGCCAGATAGCGGGCGTAATCTTTGAGGATGGGCGTGTAGTCGCGGAGCTGGTACATCTTGCGCCGCCGTTTTTGGTGGTCCTCGAAGGTCGCGGCGTCCGCGGACGGGACAACTGCGTAATTAGCGCCTGCCGCGTCCTTGCCGCTCCGGGTAGGTGCGAGGTCCGCCAATAGTTCTTCTCTTGTCTGGGGAAGATCCGGGGCAATGTCGCCGGGGCCGCCCTGACTTGCGCCTTTGCCTTGGCCTTCGCCTTTGCCCTCGCCCTCGCCCTCGCCTTGGCCTTCGCCTTGGCCTTCGCCTTGGCCTTCGCCCTCGCCTTGGCCTTGGCCTTCGCCTTGGCCTTCGCCCTCGCCTTGGCCTTCGCCTTGGCCTTCGCCTTGGCCTTCGCCCTCGCCTTCGCCCTCGCCTTCGCCTTCGCCCTCGCCTTTGCCTTCGCCTTTGCCTTCGCCTTTGCCGTCTTCGGGCGTGTTCTGCGCGGGGGTTTGGAGCAGCGCCGCAAGAAGTTCTGCTGCTAATTTGATGCGGGTCGCTGCTGCCAGTCTGCCGGGACGAGCGTCCTGTTGGCTCGCCAATCCCGTGACCGTTTCAACTGCCGTCTCGACTAGGGCCAGAACAGCGGGGTCCGCTATCTGGCGGACGCGTGCCAAGTTCACGTCCAGCTTGGGCGTGTTCTGGTAGCCTCGGGCGTTGATGCTCGCCCCTAGAAGCACCTGCGCTTGGTGCGCCGGGTCGGTGGGTAGAGTGGCGTGAGGCCAGATCATGACTTGCTCGTTCAACTCGCCCAATAGGTCGCGCGCTGCGCCTGCGAACTTGTTTCGGGGCTTGCTCGCCCACGTTTCGATATACATGTCCTCGATGGCGTTCGTCATCTGGTGCAACTGTGGGAGGGGCACGCCATGCACCCTTGCCGCGACTTGCAGTCTGTTGCTCAGTTTCTCCATGTCGGACAAAACCGCGTGCAATGTCTCATGGACAACGTAGGCCATAAGCGTCCGGGCGAATTTCCCGGACACCTGTTTATCTGGGTCATACGTTGGGAGGCTGATCGTTAACTCTCCGGCCGTCGCCGATATTCTGGCGGTCTCACCTCCGAGCAAATCGACGTTCACTTGGTGGATATCGGATCCGGACTGGCCGGTGGTCATCGCTTTGACCGTTTTCGTCACTGCGCTTGCGAAGTCCTCGTAGGACACCCAAACGGCAAAGTCATAAAGGTTTTTATCTGCGGTGGTTTTCATGATGTGTCTCCTTTTTTCTGGTGTTTCAGTTGAAAGCGTTCTGCGGGATGTTGGCCGTCCACAATTGGCGAAGCGGCTCGCGGTCGTCATATGGTGCGGTTTGCAAAACCGCCAAGTGTAGCGCCTCCGCGCCGGACGCACCGGATGCGATGCAGCCTGCCAGCGCTTCCAGCCGCCGGAAACCAAGTCCGTGTGACAGGTTGCCTTCACCGGAGGCTTTGCGGGTCTTGCCTGCGAAATCCACAAGGATGCGCGCGTGTTTTGCGTCGATCCCGGTCCGCTGAACAAGCAGTTTGCTCTCTGCTTTGGCGGGCAGGTAGTCGATTGGTACTGTGATGCTGAACCGGTCCAGCGTGGCCCGGTTCATAACGCGAGTGCCTTCGTAAGCGCCGTTCTCGTCACCGGTGCCGGAAGTGTTGTCCGCTGCGAGGAAAACAACGCCGGGGGCAACGGGCACGATCTCGCCAGTGTCCGGGATTTGGAGCGTGCGGTCCGCGTCCAGCACTGATTGCAGCACCATCATTGCGCCGGGGCGTGCGGCGGATGGCTCGTCAATCAAAATGACCGTGCCGGGGCGACGGATGGCTGCCGTCAATTGTCCGTCCTGCCAGACTGTTGATCCGTCCACTAGGGCGGGCATCCCAACAAGCGTCGGTGCGTCCGTTTGATCCGTGCACGATATGCGGACAAATGGCCGGTTGAAGCGTGCCGCGACTTGCTTGGCGAAAGTCGTTTTGCCTGTCCCGGCTTGGCCAGTCAGGAAAACATTGCGACATGCGGCAAGTTCGGCGAGGACAAGCGCCGTGTGCTCGGACCAAACATAGCTTGCGTCCGTGGCTGGTGCGTCTGGTGCGTCATATACATCGAAAGTAGCTGCCGCCTGTTTGGCCGTCATCGGTGTTTCGATCCCGGACGCGTCCAGCCGCCGAGGCTCCGTGATTTTAGGAATGTGTCCCTTGATCTTTGCCGGGTCGATTGCTGCGCGCTCCACGATGCGAACGATTGCCGCCGGGGGTGGCGTGCAAGCTTTGACGGCCATGCGGTGCAACAGCGCCTTGTATCCGTCAAAGTCTCCGGATCCCATCAGGCTTTGCAGCTTCACCACTGCGGCCCGCGCGGTCTTCTCCACGTCTCCGTCCTCGCCTTCGCCTTCGCCTTGGCCCTCGCCTTGGTCCTCGCCTTGGTCTTGTTCCTCTGGGACGTCCGCTGTTGGTGCGCCGTTGTTAGTGTTGGTCGCCAATGCCAGCACTGCGGCCCCGCCGAGCCCTTCCGTTGCCGCTCTGGCGTTTACCGCGTCCATTGCTTGAGCGGACGTCATGCCGTTCGCCTTGGCTTGGTCGTACCATGTCGCCTCGCGTTCGGTCGGCTGATCGAAGCCCAACAGCGTGGCGTATTGGCTCAGGTCCGCGACGCTTGCGCCTGTTACTAGCTGTGGGTCGCTGCCCACAATCGCCTCGCGGTCTGGGTGGTTGCGGATGCGGCTCTTGATAATCGTCCGGGCGGAACCTTTGAATGTCATGCTTGTCATGTCTGTTTTTCCTTTGTCGGTTGTGCAGGGCGGATTGCCCCGTCCATTCCTTACCAAATTTTTGTCGGATGTGTCAAACAACAAAAGGCGTCCGGGCGACAAAGGCGTCCGGGCGTCCGGGTCTGGACGTCTGGGTCTGGGCGTCCGGACGTCTGGCCGCCGGGTCTGGCCGCCGGGTCTGGACGTCTGGGTCTGGGCGTCTGGCCGCCGGGTCTGGGCGTCCGGGTCTGGGCGTCTGGGCGTCCGGGGCGCGCGCGCGCCGTCGGGCTGCCCAGCTTTCTGGTGCGGACAACCCGCTAAATCCGTGCTACGTAACCCGCACAACCCGCACAACCCGCACAACCCGCTGGGAGGATTTCATTGTGACCGATATTTCAAAAGAAAAACGAGATAAACTTTTAGCCACGCTGGAGCGCATCGAAGCCGCGCCCGAAAAGACCCGCAGGACCAAGCGGCTCAATCTCAACCCCAAAGTCGAACAGCGCGTCACCCCGGAGGGCAAGTTGGCCCGTGGGGGGTGGCGTGGCCAGCCGGGGTCACTGGCCGCGCTGGACGTGCACCGGGGGCGGACGCTCATTCACTTGCTGCCCAAGTGTGCAGGCGTGACTAAGCTCGGCAAGCCTTGCGGCAAGCCTAAGATGCGAGAGAGTGAGTTTTGCTGGACGCACAACAGTCCGGGGTTCCTGTCGGCTCGGACCAAGAAAGACCTGCTCTGGAAACCTAGCCGCACGCGGGTTCTGCGAAGGGCGCTGGGCAATCTGGTTGCGACGCCGGGGATGGTGCCGGAGGAATTGAAGCAACAACCCGTGTTCATGGCGGTGGCGGAGATAGCCTACAACAACCGGTACATTCCCCGTGACAGCGGCACCCCGTTAGAGGTCCGGCTCAAACATGCGCGAAGGTGGGAGGTCGCCGGACGCCTCACATTGGAGTTGGCCAATGCGTGGCACTCGCTAGTTGGGGATGGGAACCACGAGGGGTGGCACCGGGCCGTGGAGAAGGCGCGCAGACTAGTCTAGTCTGCCAGCGCTTCCAGCCGCCGGGGGAGGTCGGGCGAGGGAAGTGTCTATTGTCTGCCAAAAAAGGCCCCTCTCTCTCTATACATATATATATACCCCTATATACCCTTTATATTTATATATTACATTATATTATATATTAACTTAGACATTAGACTTTGATACTTAAGCTTTTTGTTTTGTTGGAGATTTTTGTCTGCTATCAAGCTGTCTAGCTGAAAACACATAGACAGCTTTTTCCCGCCCAAGCGGAACGGCGGCGCGCGGCGCAACCTGAACGGTAACGGTTGCCCCGCCCGACTAACGTCACGACGGTATCCAAAAACATGCTGACAGACGGGATAAAGAAAAAGTCCGCGACCAAAAGTTTTGGACGCGGACCATAGACACATAGACAGATGGGGGTTTGGGGTTACGGCATGTTGCTTAAGAGCCGATCCCGATCTTCCTTCATGATCCGCTCCAACTCGGCGGCTGCTTGGTCGGCCATCCACCGCCCGCCTTTGGTCTTCGCATCCACGACGTCCCTCGGCGTTAACGCAGGGCCCGCCCACATGGATGCGCGCGACACGCCTGAAGTCCGCACTTGGCCAAGGTTCGTACAACCCGCCGCCTTCATGCCTTGAACGATCACCTTGAGTGTAAGCCCGCCCGCCTTCACGGACGTGGGGGCCGCAACGGCGGCGTAGCTTTCAATCTCGTTTGCCGTCAGGAACCGCCGCCCGTGGAACCTGCCGCCCACAACGAACTGATCCAACACCCACTTGGATTTGTCACTGAGGTTGTGGGCGAGCATCGCGGCTTTGGAGCCGGACGTGTCAGGCGGCAGCAAGTGCGGGTTAAAGTTTGACAGGTCTCGGGCCAACAAGAACCCCATAACCCGCTCCGCCTCCGCAACGGACCCGATCACCGGGGCCATGCGCTTGTACCAATCAGGGGCTTTTGGGTCCGCTGGTGACACGTAGGCCGCGATGCGCCTATCGTCGTCCTCCAGACCTCGCATCGCGTCCATATGGTTGGTGAAACCAATGAAGTTGGCCGTGGGCTCAAATGAGAAAGTCTTTGCGTACTTGCCGTTTATTTCGATCCGCCCGGCGTTCTGCCCGGTCCAGTCCTTCAACTTGTTGTACAAAGCCCCGTCCGCGCCGAACCGCAATTCCGGCATGACCACCATTTTCGCCCGTTGCCAAGAGTTGAACTGGCTTTCCAAGCGAGTGTTGTTCACGAACTGGACATTGTGCGCGCCCAAGATGTGAACCAACGGAGACAACCAAGTGTCTTTGCCGACCCCCTGCCCGCTGGCGATAAACAGCACCACAGGTGTTCTCTTGCCCGGAAACTGAACTTGGTAGGCCAACCAGTCCAACGCATAATTCCGGAAATCGTCGCAAGGCAACATGTATCCGGTCAAATCAAGCCACGCGTCCGGCACGCCCGCGCTCGCCACCAAGCCCCCCGGCGTCCACGTGTTGATCTGCTCAACCTTCTGTCCATGTTCGTTCACGGCCAACACGACGGGGTCCTCCACGCCGGGTTTGTAGGTCACTCCGTAAGCCGTCCGGCGATCAGGATGGTTGCGCAGGACATTGCACACCCGCTTCGCTCCGCTCAACCCGGCGGGATAGTGGGGCAGCACATCGGCGTGAAACTCCAGTTGCTTCTCGTCCATCAACTCCCGGTCCTCGGTGTCGAAGAAACCCTTGACCGGCCCAACCCAAACGAACCGCTCGACCAGACGCTCGGTGGCCGCGTCCAAGGCTTCCGCCGCCTGCGTCGCGCGCACCTCCATCCTCCGGGCCATTTCCTCGGCGTCATGCACAGCAGGGCTGTCGTCAACAACAGCCTGCCCAAACTTAACGCCGTGTTGCTCGAATGAGGCCCGCGCCTCGAAAGTCTGCGCGGACAAAGGCAGGTCCGCCGGGCGAGACCCAACAGCCTCCATCGCAGAAACGTGGTCCTCGTACTGCCCCCGGATCATCGCCGCGAAGTCCGGCGAGCGCAGCCCGTCGCAAGACGCGTGGTTGCAGTGACACAACCCGCCCCCTAAAAACGCAAAGCCAGTCTCTGGCCGGTCGCCATGTTCTGCCATGTTAGGACATAGCGCGTCGATCACCCCTTGGCGCGTCGAAGGGACGGGGTTAAGCCCCACCACACCGGCCATCCGGACAAGGGGGTCCTCCGCGTCCGCCACCCGAGCCAACGCGCCGTTGCCCACTGAGGCCAACTGACGGCCCGTCATAGCCATTTGCGGAACAGGCGCGTTCCTCCAATCTTCCCGGCCAAGCAACACTTGACCTATTTCGTCCAAAGATACTTTGTGACCTCGGTCCCACGTCACGGACGACACACTCGGCGGCCTCTCACCGGGCCCCCGGTATTTGGGCTTGGAATTCCAACCCATAGGGAGCCGCAGATACCGGGTCGGGTCATGCAGCGCGTCCGTCAGCTTCGCCTCAATCATGTAGGCCCGGATCAGCGCCAATTCGTCGCGCCTCTCGTCCGTGGTAGGATCACCGTCCAGCGCCCAGACCCAACTCTCATTGCCGGGCGATGTTTCGATCCGCACGGTCGGCTCCGGGAACCCCACCGCAAACATGGTGTCCCACAACCCGCGATCCACCTTCGTTCCAATGTCGTCGGCGTACAACACGGGCTGCGATACGACTTCGCCAAGCGTCCGGTTGTTGGCCCCCGCCCGGATCAGTCCGGTGCAGAAGTACAAGTCCGCTTCGCGCGGGTCAGGCACGGCGCGCTTCAAACGCTCCAGCCCCTGCATCCCGAACCAAGACGCCCCCTTCTCTATGTCCGAAAAACCGGCGAGCCAAACTTGCTCGACCTTATCCACACCATACAACTCAACTAAGAAGCTTCGCACCACATTCCAATCAAGGCTCTTGTTCGTCGGGTCCGTCATTTTATTCTCCTAAATCTGGTTTGCCCAATCTGTCAGTTTGTCTAGCAAACAACAAGACAAAATCTACACGGCAAACAAAAAAGAGCCGCAGCGCAAGCCACGGCTCAGTTTCAAAGACTACATAGCTATTCGCAGCTACGCGCGAACGGCCACCAACCCCACAGGCCCGGACGCGTTCACCGCCGCCAAGCCGAACCCCGGCTGGTAGTGGGCGTAATGTTTCTGCGTGACCTCCAAGGTATCCCCCAAGATAGCCGCGATCTGGTCCAGAGGCACACCCCACCCGGCCCGCAGCGTGGCCCACGTCCGCCGCAAATCGTGAATAGTGAGATTGGAAGGGAACTGGTATTTCTGCGTGAACCGCTTGAACGCCTGCCGGACCTTGCCGTCGTGACCAAGCACGTGCACCCCGTCCGTTCCGTCCTCCCCGGCCCGTGCCTTCAAGTCCATCAGGACAGGCATCAGCTTATCACTGATAGGCACCGGCACCCGGCGCTTCTTCGTTGTGGCCCGCGTCGGGTCCCGAAAATCAATTAACTTGTTAACTAAATCTACCCTGTCCCACGTGAGCCCACGGATTGCGCTCTCGCGCGCCGCCGTCTCCAACGCCAGACAGATGAACGCGCCAACCCGACGATACTGGAAATGTGCACTCCCCACGCACACCACGGACGCACACGTAAACATGCGGTTCGCCCCGCCCTCGTTCAAGTAAAACAACCTCGGCGGGCTATCGGCAGGCAGGTCGAACGCGGGGATATCCGCCGGGTCGATCAGACTGCGCCGTGGGTTCGCGGCCCAATTCATCGCCGCGCGAAAGGCGGACAGGTCCCGCCTCACAGTTCCGGGCTTCACCCCGGCCTTGGCCCGCGCAAGCTTGAACCTCTCCACGTCCGCGAAACCAAGCGAACCCACATCCAAGGCCCCCAACTCCCGCCCGACAACCCGCAGCGAAAACATGTTCGTCGGGCTGGCGTTATTCACCTCCACGTGTTCGGCCACGTAGCGGTCGATCACATCTTGCACGGTCATGCCGCGCACGGACGCCTCGTAGCTGGCCCGTTGCGCTAGCCACACATCTTTGAAGCGTTCAGCCTCGCGCTTGTTCGGAGTGCCGCAAGACTGGCTGCGCGATCTACTGCGGCCCGCGTCGTCGTCCCGCTCAGACCACCGGATTTCCCACCGGCCTGACTTGTTTTGCGCAAGTTTGTATTCCGTTCCCGCCATGACGCTACCTCTCGTCTTTGTAAATAGTCTACCAAATCCTGCTTTAGAAAACGCACCGCGCGTCCACCGTCCGACAACCTGACGGAGTGAAGATCACCCCCCGCACGCAGTCGGCCCACGGTCTTTTCTGAAACACCCAATTTCGAAGCCACCTCCCGAGTGGTTAACAAATCCCCGGCGTCGAACATCAACGGATCTTACCGTCCAGAACCGCCACGACCTTACTGGCAGTTACCATGTCTGTCAGGACGTTCACCCGCAGGAACACCCCGCCGTCCACGACACGGATATCAATGGTCGGGGCACCCCCTGAGAAGGCCCTCTCGGCCAACACGTCCGGCGCGAGGTTCTCCGCCGACACGCCCAACCCCGCAGCCAACTCGCGCAGACTTTGCTCGGTCGGGACCGTGGCCCCCTTCTCGTATGCGGACACCCGGTCCCGATGGCGAGCAACAGTGTACCCGCGCTTATCCACGGTCTCGCCCCACACTGCACGAGCAAGGTCAGACTGCGACCACCCCCGTGCCTTGCGGGCTTGCGCCAGTCTCTCTGGGAAAATCCCCGTCAACGGGATTTCACTCGATTGTTTCTTGTCCACTTCTTAATCCTCCACATAAGCAACAAAAACACCAAACACTAAGCACCATTTGACAAACAGGTCAATATTTAACTGCGTCCACGCCCCGCCCGGCACACAAAACATGACGCCAAGTTATTGATAAAACAGCACAACGAAACGTCATCTTATATTTTTGTGGTGACTGTCGTTTTCGCGGGTTAGTTTGTCAACAATGACAAACACTCACCCGGAGGCAGAATAATGGCCCGACAATTTACAACAGGCGGCAACGTGTACTGGAACGATCCGCTGATAATAACGCGCTCAGGGACCAACCCCGAGGCGGTCCTTTCCATGCTGCGCCGCCACAAGCAGACCTATCAGGACCACGCTGGCGAGGTGCAACCCACGGTTGGGGCCGTGTACCAATGGCACAGCCGCAGCAAAATCCCTGAACACTGGCGCGCGGTCCTCGTATATTGCCTGTTGGTGGACGAGAAAATCACCGTGCCCGAGTTATTCCGGCTAGGCTCGGCGGCCCGCAGCGTGGCCCGCCGCCCCGCAGACCCCAAACAATTGGAACAGGAACTTGACGCGTGAGTTATCGCGTCTTTGTAGGTGTCGATCCGGGGCTCACCGGCGCGGTTGCGTGGGTGGGCGTCCCTGAACACGGCGATGGACCGCCAGTCCTACTGGACGTCCGGGATATGCCGACGGTCCGCGTCCGCGTGGGAAAAGGCCACCGCAACAAACTCAACTTACCTGCTCTCGCCGACGCCGTGAGCCACCCGGCGATCAGCCACCCCGAGATGTGCTTCATTGAAGAAGTCCACTCAATGCCCGGACAGGGCGTGGCGTCAACCTTTACATTCGGGCACGCATTTGGAGCAATCGAAGGCATCATGGCGGGCGCGGGCGTGCCCTACCGCTTAATCCCCCCAAAGGAGTGGCAAGCGCCGTACAAGATCAGGGGCCAAGAAAAAGACAAGTCCCGGCTGGTTGCCGCGCAGCTTTTCCCCGGTCGCTCGGAAATGTTCAAACGTAAAATGGACAACGGTCGGTCCGATGCAGCGCTCCTTGCGCTGCACGCCGCAGTTGTGACCACCCAGATGTTAAAATAACCGCACCGGGAAAATCACTGTTGCCTTTGCATGCTGTGTAGGTTAAAAAATCTGACAAATCAGTCAAAATGGAAACAATCATGCCCCCGTCGCAAGCATTGAAAGTCAAACACTACCAACAAGAAGGCATCGACTTTCTGACGGCTCGCAACCGGGCGTATATTTTTGACGACGCGGGCCTTGGCAAATCAATGCAGATGATCCTCGCCGCAAACAACCGGAACGCCCACCGGCTGCTTGTCCTCGCCCCGGCAATCGGACGAGTGTCTTGGGCCTTGCAGTTTGAAACGTGGGACGACACGAAACGCCCTGTCTACCAATGGCCTTCCGACACGGCGGGCATGATCCCGGCGTCCGGACCTTGCGCCATCATCGTATCAGTGGACCTTTTGTCAAATCCCCAGAACTACGTCGCAATCCGCGCCGCGCTCAACGCGGGCGACCCAATGGACATGGTGATTATTGACGAGGCCCACTATTTGGCCAACCCCACCGCATTGCGCACGCAAGCAATATACGGGACAGACTACACCGACAGCGTCTTGAAGGGTGCGAAAGGGTGTTGGGTGGCGACTGCCACGCCGACGCCGAAACACGCCGGGCAACTTTACAGCCACCTTCGTGCAGTCACACCGGGACTGTTGCGTGACCTGTTCCCGGCCCTCGGACGCCTGCCGACGCAGGAGGAATTCGAAGATGAATTCTGCGAAGTCCGGCTCGACACCAAGCGCCGCCGGGGGGCGCTACCCGTGCGGATCGTTGAAGGCAACCGCGCAACGGAAATTGTCAGGCTCGCCGAAGCACTGGCCAACTACATGTTAGTGCGCCACAAAGCAGAAGTTTTGCAGGAGTTGGACCCCATCATCGCGTGCCTTCTTCCGTTGGACGTGAAGGGCAATCACCCGGCGGCGGACGCACTCTTAACCAAAAGCGCGCGCGAAAACATGTCCGGAGACCAGTTTTTGAGTGAGTTAAGCGCTCTTTACCAAGCCCCCACCTCCACCGGCATCATCAGCAGTGATTACGCCTCCTACCGCAGAGATTTGGGCGAAAGAAAAGCGCACGCGGCGATGCCTTGGATAATCGACTACCTGACAAGCGACCCGGACCGAAAACTGGTTATCTTCGCGCACCACGGCGCTGTCATCGACTACATACAAAGCCGCCTCGCCGTCTTGCAAATTACCCACGGGGTGATACGAGGCAAGACAAACACAGAACACCGCGCCCAAGCGGTGAAACTTTTTCAAGAAGGTAAACTCCGCGTTATTATCGGGCAGAACAAAGCCGCAGGGACCGCCATCACGCTCACGGCGGCGGACACGTGCTTACTGTTGGAGCCCCACCCCACCCCGGACGTCAACTACCAAGCTATTTCCCGCTTGCACCGCATCGGCCAGCAAGGAAGCGTCAACGCGCATTTTGCCTTCGCCGCAGAGGAACCAACGGAACGGCGGATGGCCAGAATTCTCCAGCGCCGCGCACAAGACAACCTCCAACTGTTCGGAGGCACAACCGCGCAAGGCGTGATCCCTCGCCTCTTACAACCCACATCACCACTTCCATATTTCCCCACAACTTAAAGGTCGAACAATGAAATCCACCCCCACAGCTTCCGCGCCCACAATCACACTCAACATCACCGGCGGGACCGTCGCCGAAGTGCACGAAATGATTTTGCAGGTTGCCGCCGCGATCAACCCGGAACGCCTCCAGTCGATCAAAGTGCAAGACAACCCGCCAGCCGCGACAGCACAGATAGGCGAGCCAGCGCCAGCGCCAGCGCCCGAGCCAGCGCCAGCGCCCGAGCCAGAGCCAGCGCCAAGCACAGTGAAGGACATGTCGGACGCGGAGTGCTTGCGCATGGCATTGCGTGAAGTGCAGGAACACTTCGCCAAAGACCCGAGAAGCATCTCGCACATCACGAAACTGCAAGGCCAATATGGCGTGAAGAAATTCACCGAAATCCCCCTAGAAAAAGGCCGGGACTTCCTGTCTGACGTCCGCCTCATGACTGCGGGCGCGGCAACGGCCTAAACCCACCACCTCCCCGGCGTGCAAACAGCATCGCGCCGCAACTGGCCCCGGAAATTAGTTTTTCCGGGGTCTCTTTTTGACTTGTTTGTCTGTTTCGTCGGATGCTATACCTACACACACAACAAAAGAAAGAGCGCCCCATATGCCGCCCACCACCCACTCCAGTTTTTCGGCGTCATCGGGCGCGCGACTTCTGGCGTGTCCGGGATCGTTCGGCCTTGGCGAGCGCCTTGGCCCGCAAGGGCGCACCTCCACTGTATTCTCCGCCGAAGGCACCTTGGCCCACGCGCTTGGTGAGGTTTGTATCTTCACCGGCAGGGACGCTTCCGAATTCATAGGCCAGACCCGGCACTCCGACGGCTTCACTTTCACGATAGATGAAGATTTTGCAGAGCATGTCCAAACATACGTGGACTTCGTGCGCGGCCTCATAGCCCTCGGGTACATAGTGGCGCTGGAGCGCACAGTGGACCCCTCGGTTCAATGGACTGAGCCCGGACGCCCGGACAACCTGCCGCCGCTGCCGCTGGAACTGTTCGGCACCGCCGACGTGGTCGCCTACCACCCCGGCAAGTCGCACTTGATTATCGGCGACCTGAAATTCGGCGCAGGAGTTTCCGTGGAAGTTGAGCGGAACGCGCAGCTAACCTACTACGGCGCGGGCGCGATGAACCCCGGACTGCTGGCCGATATCTGCAACGACCACGGCCAGCAATACGCAGGCGTAGCAGCCGTCACGTTCGCAGTGATCCAGCCGCGCGCACACCACCCGGATGGCCCGGTCCGTACGTGGGACACCACCCCGTCCGACGTTCGCAATTGGGCGCGCACCACTCTCTACAACGGCGTGTTGACGGCCATCGCGGACAACGGGCAGACACTGGCCGCGGGAGATTGGTGCAGGTTCTGTCCGATACTCGCGCACTGCGCCAAGCCTCGTGAAATGGCGGCGGCTGCGGCCAAAGCGATGTTCCTTAACACACCCCTCCACAACATACCTGACCCCGACGGCATGGGGGGCCAGTTACCCGACGTCCACCTGACGGACGACCAAATAGCGGACCTCCTAGACCGCATCACGATCATCGAACCGTGGTTGAAAGCACTCAAGGTCCTTGGCCAGAAACGTATCCGCAAAGGCGCAACACTCACAGGGTGGAAGCTTGTGCCCGGACGTGGCCGGAGGGTCTACGCCGAAGCCGACGAAGCCGCGCTGGAAACCGCGCTACTTAACGCGGGCGTGAAACCCGCCGACCTGTTCGCCCGCAAAATGAAATCCCCGGCGCAACTCGAACGCGCCGTCGGCAAGCAGGAATACGCGGCCAAAGTCGCGCCTCATGTCGTCAAGAAATCTTCCGACAGCCAACTCGCTGCCGAAGGTGATCCGCGCGCCCGGATCGAACGCCGCAAGGCGAAGGACGCATTTGCCCCACAAACCGCAACTAAACCCAATCATGGAGAATAAAAATGGCAAAAACTGTTATGACGCCCATCGGCGTCCTCAACTTCCCTCACTTCTACACCGCGTCCACGAACAAAGAGAACCCCAACCAAGGCCCCCGGTTTTCCGGAATGTTGTTGTTCGATGACCTCGGCACCCAATCCACCGCCTACAAAGAATTGCGCGCCAGCGTAATGGAGGCGATTGTGGACAAGTTTGGCGCGGCCAAAGCGGCGGACCCGGCCTTCATCCGCAGCCTGCGCCTCCCCTTCCGGGACGCCGCAGACAAGTCTTACAACGGCTTCGAAAACGGCTCCATTTTCATCTCCGCGTGGGCCCGAGAAGAAGATGGTGCGCCCGAAGTTGTGGACCTCCACGGCACAACCATCCAAGTGCCCGCCGACGTCTTTTCCGGACAGCTTGCGCGCTTCACCGTCCGTCCGTTTGCTTACGACAGCAACGGCAACAAGGGCGCGTCCTTCGGGCTGGAACACGTGCAGATCGTGAAAGCGGACATGCCCCGCCTCGACGGTCGCCAGAGCGCGGACAAGGCGTTCGCCGGAGGCATTGACGCGGACCAAGCCAAGGCCCTCGGCATCGACCTCTCCGGCGGCGGCTCCGGCTCCGGCCCCATTCTGGACGACGACCTACCCTTCTAAGCACACGACACCCCCCGGCACGTCCGGGGGGCCACTTCCCTTTCGAGGATACTCACATGGCCAGCACTTCCAACACCCGGCGCGACGCCGAAAACAACGCCCAACGCATATCCGACTATTGGGCCCGGCAGGGTTTTCGTGTCCTTACGAAAATCGTCCGGGAGCCATGGGTCCGAGGCGTGAACACTCCCGGTTACTCCGTCCGGACGGACATGCTGGACGGCCTCCCCTACGCGCACCCCCTGAACGTCAACCGCCGGGCAAGACAGTCCGACGAACAGAAGGAGAAACCAAGTGGCCCGAGAAGAAGATAAAGTCCCCGGATGGAAGGACGACGGCGACAAGGTTCGTATCGAACTGGTCCCGTCCGAGTTTGTGTTCGCCACTGCTGCCGTCCTGACCTTCGGCGCGAAGAAATATTCCGACCGGAATTGGGAAAATGGAATGTCTTGGGGCCGCGTGTTCGGCGCGCTGATGCGCCACTTGTGGGCTTGGTGGGCGGGGCGCGGCCCGGCGACCGTCAACTTCCTGTTTGGTGAATTGGACGACGAAACGAAACTCTCGCACCTATGGCACGCGGCGTGCTGCCTCTCCTTTCTGATCGCCTACGAACAGCGCCCGGCGATGGCCCCCTTCGATGATCGGCCCACGCCATGAGTTACATATACCCCGCCGACATTCGGATCACGCGCCACGCCCGGCGCAGGTTCAAGGAGCGCACCGGCCTCCCCATTCGCGCCGTGAAAGCGGCGGCGGCTAACGCAATTGAGCGCGGCGAGAAGCTAGAGGACTTGCCGTTCTTCCAACGCACCCGGCTGCAAACGCTGGCGGCGAAGCATAGTCCGAACACTGAGACAGATATCCGCGTGTTCAACGGCGTGGCCTTCGTGTTTCGGGTCGGGTGCATTGCCATGGACGGACGATATCAGACCGACGTCGCCGTCCTTGTGACCGTGCTGCCGAACTACGGGAGCGACCAATACGCAGAGAACGCGCATGAATGACCCTAAATCAAACAGAGTATTGTCTATAGACTTTGAAACGACCAGCACCGTAGACCTCCGCAAGACGGGGGTTTTCCCCTACGCGCGGCACGAGGACACGAAGGTCTTGTGCATGGCTTACGCCTTTGACAACGACCCGGTGCAAGTCTGGCGGTGGGACCAACCGTTTCCTGCGGACGTGGCCGGGCATGTTCAATCCGGCCTGCCCGTCCGCGCATGGAACGCGCAGTTTGAGTTTGAAATCTGGAACAACACTCTGGCCCGCCACGTACTACTCCCCGCCCTGACCCGTGACCAGCTTTTCGACACCATGGCCCAAGCGGCCTACTACGGTCTGCCCCTTGGGCTGGACCAGTCCGCCGAAGCTGCGGGCCTTAGCCTGCGCAAAGACAAAGCGGGCCACGCGCTGATGATGCGGATGAACAAGCCCCGGACGAAAGCCAAGCCGGGCCAGCCCGCAACGTGGTGGCACGATGACGACCCCGCCAAGGTGGACGCTCTCTGCGCCTACTGCGCGCAGGACGTTCAAGTCGAGCGCGCCATGGCCAACCGGCTGGCCCCACTACCCCCGCGCGAGCGCGAAATCTGGCTGCTCGACCAGAAGATAAACGCCCGAGGCATGGGCATGGATTTGAAACTGATCGCCGCGCTGGAGACAGTCGCCGCCAACGCGACCCGCGCAATCAACAGCGCACTCGATCGGCTCACCGGCGGCGAAGTTCGCACCGTAGGATCCACCCGCGCGATGTTGGATTATCTCAAAAGCCTCGGTTGGAAAGGCGCGGACCTGACGAAAGACACCGTGGCGCGGGCCATCGCGGACCCCAACACGCGCGACTACGTCCGGGAAGTCCTGCAACTAAGGCAGGACGGCGCTAAAACCTCAACGGCGAAACTCCCGGCCATGCGGTTGGCCGCCACGGACGCCCCGTTTCCTGTGGAGTTATTAATTGAGGGGGATTTTCCTTGCGTCCGTGGGCTGCTCCAGCATTACGGGGCGTTCCGGACAGGCAGGTGGGCCGGGAGACTGGTCCAACCGCAGAACATGCCGCGTCCGTCACTCAGCCAAGATGAACTAGACCTAGCCATCGAAATCATTCTCGGCGGCTGCTTCGACCCAGAAACACTGGAGTTGGTGTTCGGCGTGTCCGCCATGGAACTAGTGTCCTCCTTGCTCCGCTCCGTCCTCACCGCACGCCCCGGCTGTTTATTGGCCGTGGTGGACGCCTCGCAGATCGAAGCGCGCGTCCTGCCGTGGCTGGCGGACGAACAGAAAGGCTTGGAAGTTTTCCGGCAAGGACGAGATGTTTACATCGCCGCCGCCGCAGACATTTACCGCACCCCGGAGGAAAGCGTAAGCAAGGACATGCGCCAGATTGGCAAAGTCGGCGTGCTGGCCCTTGGCTTCGGCGGCGCAGAGGGCGCGTTCCAAACAATGGCGGCGAACTACGGCGTGGAGGTGACAGACCAGCGCGCAGGCGAAATCAAGGACGCGTGGCGAGCGGCCAATCCTAAGATTGTGCAATTCTGGAAGGACCTCGACGCGGCGTTCTTGCAGTGCGTCCGGGCTCACGGTCAGGTGCTGGCGGTCAAGGTGGGCCACGTCAAAGTTGGCCGCGTGGGCGCGCACGTCGTCATTGTCCTGCCGTCAGGACGGTCGCTTTGGTATCGGGACGTTCAGGAAGGGACCAACAAATTCGGCCAACGCTGCTCCACCTACATGGGTGTGGACCAATACACCCGGCAGTGGAAACGGCTGGACACCTACGGCGGCAAGCTGGCTGAGAACGTTACGCAAGCTGTGGCGCGTGACTGCTTGGCCGAGGTTATGTTGTCGGCTGACAAGATAAACATAGCTGTGCTGTTGACCGTCCACGACGAATTGATCACCGAGGCGGCGGCAGGGGCCGAAGCCTCAACCCTGACAGCGCTAGAGGGGTTTATGTCCACCCCGCCCACGTGGGCACCCGGCCTTCCGGTAGGCTCCGACGGGTGGGCAGGCAAGCGTTACAGAAAATAATGGCATCGTTGTCGTTTTTGTATTTGACAGATCAGACAAAGGTGTGTTTTGTAGGTTTTGCAGACACTCATGCACAACAAAAAAGGATACTGAAATGAAACTAGCACTGGACGTCTTCGCCGTCGCCGCAGCGTATTTTGGGTTTTACGGCTACGTGTTCCCCGAGATGCTGCTCCGCGCAGAGATGAATTTTTTCGTGGCCTTCGCCGCCGCCTGCCTTGCCGTTGCCGGGCCTCTGCTGTGCGCCGCCTTCCTTGGCTACCGCCACCCCAAACTTCTAGGAAAAGATCAATGACCCTCATAGCGTTCGACAAAGACCCGCGCGACGAAGCCAACCCGTGGACGCAAACGGCGTCCGGCATTAAGTTGGACCTGCTGGCCCCCACCCCGGAAATGATCCATTGGCCGGACGTGGCGCAGGGCTTGTCCCGAGCGAACCGTTTCAACGGCATGACCGCCGAGCCGTACTCAGTCGCAGAACACTGCTGCAAAATGTACGACTTCATAACCTCCGACGGCGCGCCCCCTGCGGCACGAGCGTGGGCACTGCTTCATGACGCGCACGAAGCCTACATCGGCGATATCGTCACACCGGTGCCCCCGGCCCTTGGCATGTACGCCGCCCGGCACGTTCGGTTCACCGACGAGGACGCCCCCGAGGGCAGCAAAGAGAGCGAAATGATAAACGCCGTCATGGTGCGCGCGATCCCCCATATAATCTTACAAGCACTGGACGGCTTGAAGCACGAATTAGACCACGCCATTTTTGGAGCCGCCGGGTTCCCCCCTCCATGCAAGGCCAGCCGCGCCGAAACGCTTGTACTCAAAATGATAGACAAAGCCTTCGGCTTGGCGGAGCGCAACAAGCTTATGGGCCCCCCGCCGGAGAAATGGCCGGACGAAGATGAATTGAGCAAGATGCAAAATATAGATGTAGAATTTGAGTGCTGGCCCCCGGAGCGCGCCGCCAAGGAATATCTAGGCCGTCTTCTCGAATTGGGCATCTGCCGCCCTCCGTCAACACTGAATTGAAGGAGCGATCAGATGGATGAGAGATTGAGCAATGGACAGCTTGTTTCGCGTTGTGCGGATGCTTGGGAGGCGGTGCCGACCGCTTCATGGTGGCTACACAAGAAAACAGGAGGGGTGTACGAGGCCCAAGGTGTCGCTCTCACATCAAGCGATCTAGAACCCGTGGTGATCTACACGAGCATGAAGGGGGGTGGACCATCATTCACCCGCCGCGCTTGTGAGTTTCTAGATGGACGGTTTGAGCGGATCAACGACAAGGAGGGCGAGTAATGGCTGGAAGTGAACGGGCGACAGCGTTTTTGCTTTGGAGGGAAGGGGTGTCCGTCGGCTGGAGGTGCACCGTCGCGGAGTTGGCGGACGCGGTGGGCGTGTCGGCGTCATATGCCCGGAACATAGTAAGGAGCCGGGGCTGGCCACTGCAACCTGACGGCGCGCCATATGAAAGCAGAGCCCGCCAAGCCCGTGAACGCACCCGCTGCGACGCACCCCGGCGCGATCTGATCAAGATAATTAAAGACCAAACGTCCCACCCCAACCGGCGGACGGAATTCAGACAGATGGAGAACGAAACATGATGACCTTTTGGCCACTGGCGGTTGCCTTCCTCGCTGGAGTGTCGCTTTGCGTTGGCGTCCTTGCGATCCTCATATTGATGATCAACAATGACCCGCCCGGACCGAGGTTCTGATATGGCAATCTCACCGAAGGACTTACGCATATCGTCCGTGACGATGGACCACGCGCGCGGCGCTTGGCCCGGATCACGTCCGCAGCGGTGGACCGCCCGGCACGTGCCTTCTGGGGTCGCCGTGTCTTGGACGGACTACGCCCGCCCCGGAGGCAGCAAGTCCCAGCACCACGCTCATCCACTGGTTCTTGCCGCGCTGGAGATGTTGGTGGACGATCTTGGCGGGGACGTCTTGCCAGAGGAAGTCAGGGAGGACTATCTTGACGCTGGATAATTGCTGGATAGACCCCCCTTAAATCCAGCAAAACCGGACGTTTTGTCTGCTTCTGTCCCGACAACCTACAAGGCTCCACTCCGGTGGGGCCTTTTTCTTATGGCTGCGGACGCGGTTTTTGTAGGCTGCGGACGCGGGGTCACTCCGTTGGTAAGGGTGAGGTCCGGGGTTCGATCCCCCGCCGCAGCACCATTTTCCCCCACATAAACAAGCACTTAACCGAAGGCCCGAAACCCTGTTTTGTAGGTCCGTCCAGCATCGCTGGATTTAAGGGGGGTCTATCCAGCAATTCGTTCTCCTTATGCCGCCACGAACGTGCCGACGGCGTAGGCGCTGCCATTCCAGTCGGCCACGGATTTCAGGTCCACGAGCGGCGTCATGCCTGCGACGGTCCCGGCGTAGACCGCGTTGCCGCCGCCGTCGTAGAAGTCGGCGTAGACCGCCGTGGTGTTATCTTCGATGGAGTACCAAACGTTCGAGACATGCAGCGTGCCCATCGCGCCGCCAGCTATGTTGCCAGCGCCGATAAGGATTGGTGACTTCTGTGCGTTCCCGTTGAGGGCAGTGTCGAGCGCAAGCACACCGTCGATCCAGATTTGCTGGGAGCCTACACGTGTCTTAACAAGCCACTTCTGGTCGGTAGCCGTGGCCATGGCTGAACCGGTCAGGTAAACCGACCCCATAGACGAGCCTGCGGTATTCTCAGCTTTCAGGAACCACCGCTGGTTGCTGTCAAACAGTGACAGGTGCCAGTCGCCTGTGCCGTTGCCTGAGTTGAGAACGAACCCGACACTCGGCACGGCGGCGGGGATGCTCACCGTAAACGCCAGCGTCACATA